GTGAGGGGGTGACTTCGGATGACGCGGTGACCGGGTGACCGGGTGAGGGGGTGACTTCGGATGACGCGGTGACCGGGTGACCGGGTGAGGGGGTGACTTCGGATGACGCGGTGACCGGGTGACGAGGTGAGCAGGCCATCCGATCCGACCCGAGTCGCCGGGTGAGCAGGCCATCCGATCCGATCCGAGTCGCCGGGTCACCGGGTCACCGGGTCACCGGGTCATCTTACAAGGGTGAGGGGGTGACGAGGTGAGCAGGCCATCCGATCCGACCCGAGTCGCCGCGTCTCCGACCCGAGTCGCCGCGTCATCTTACAAGATCGAGGACTGCCCGACCGACGGCCTGGGCGAGCGGGAGCGGGCGGCGATCCGCCGGGCCGTCGCGGCGGGCGCGGTCCGGCTCTCCGACCTGACCGTCCGCCGGCTGACGGTGCTGCCCGGCTGCGGGCCGCCGACGGCCTACCGGGTCCTGGCCTGGGCGTTGACCCTGGAGCTGACGGGCCTCTCCGATTCCGATGACAAGGTGACATGTAACCTACCCCATCCCTAAAGGGAGGGGCTTTCCGGATCGACGTTTGGAGTACCGACATCCATGCCGGCCGCCGTCCAGTCCAGGCCGGGTTACCGCGATCCGTCTTGCGGCCTGCGCCCAGCCTTTCGGCCGGGCTGGCTTGGAGGTCAAGCCGGGGCTCCCGCGGGAGTGCCTAAGACCTCCTCGCCGTCGTCCTGTAGGCCGGCCTTTTACGGTGGGCCTATCCCACCAACGGGGCATCCGCCTTGCCCAAGGCCGGTTCCAACAAATAATAGTGTCTGAGATTTCATCATTCATGTCAATAGGGGCGCGGCTCCTCCCCAAGGCTGAAGCCGGGGGCGTCCGCCGCGGCAACTTCGGTGACAAGGATGACAAGGTCTGACCACCGCGGCCGCGAAGCGGACCCCCACGGCCGGGGGAGGCGGGCGGCCCGCATCGGGGCCGGCCGCGGACGACGGGAATGGTGTGTCCACCATGACACCATTTCGCGGCCCCCGGGGGTTCGATCGGGCGACGGGGGACGACGGGCGGACGAGACGAGACGAGACGAGGGGGACGAGACCGATGGCGATCCGGACAAGGACAACAACCATGAATACCTATGACCTGATCATGGCGGCGCTGGAGGCGAAATCGGCGTACGACCAGGCGGTGGGGGCGGCGCAGGCGGCGGCCGCGGCGCTGTCGCAGGCGCAATCGGTGCTGGCGGCGGCGAACCAGGCCCTGCACGACGACCTCGCCGCCAACGGGCCGGCCGTCATCGTCGACGAGACGTCCACGCCGCCGGCCGTCACGCTCTACGCGGCGGTGGACCCGGACACGTATTCCGCCACGCCGTTGCGCGTGGCCTGAGCGGCGGCCGGGGGCGGCGGGCGGGCGGGGACGCGAGGCCGGGAATGGTGGATACACCATAACACCATTCCCCGGCGGGCGGCGGGCGGGCGGGGACGCGAGGCCGGGAATGGTGCATACACCATTCGACACCATTCCCGGGCGGCGGGCGGGCGAGGAAGGAGGGATGACGAGTGGCCGGGGCGATGGGCATGGAAATCCATGAGGTCTGCCGGCTCTTCCCCATGATGGGCCTGGACGGACTCAAGGCCCTGGCCGAGGACATCCGCGCGCACGGCCTCATCGAGCCCATCTGGACGCACGAGGGCAAGATCATCGACGGGCGGCATCGACATGCCATCTGCCTCGAGTTGGGCATCACGCCGCGGTTCGTCGAGTGGTCCGGCCAGTGCGGTTCCATCGTCGATTTCGTCGTCTCGCAGAACCTCCATCGTCGCCACCTGGATGCCACGCAACGGGCCTGCGCCGCGGTCGAGGCGAAGCTATTGCGAACGGATGAGATCCGGAGACAGGCCGAGCCGAAGAAGAGCGATAGTGGAAAGTTGGGAGGTCGCGGGAGGATAAAGCGAGTTGTCAATAATGGCAAATCGCTTTCCGGTACTCGCGACGCCCGAAAAGAAGTCGCCGAATCCTTCGGCGTGAGCAACGGCTACGTGGCATCGGCCGAACAGATCCAGCAACGATCGCCCGAGACGTTCGAGGCGATGAAGGCGGGCCGGATCAAGATGCCGGCGGCCCGCAAGAAGGTCGGACTGGCATCGGACGGGAAGTCCAGGCATGAGGCGGAGGGAGGAGGGACGAAGGGCCCGGCCGTCCATCTCTGGGATGAATTGCTGCAGGATACCGGCATCATCGCCAGCGGGATCCAGCGCCACGGGATCGAGCAGATCTGCCGACGATGGTCCCTGGATCAATTGCGGAACGGCGCGGAAGTGGCCGTCGAAATCATCGGGATCATGGAGGCCATCCGAGACACCTTCGGGAGGCTCATCGATGAAAGGGGTGGATAGCGCCAAGGCGGCGGCGATCGAGCATCGCATGGCGGGATTGCACCGCGACTGGACGACGGACGACGTCGTGCGAATCTGGATCGATGAGGATGTGTGCCATGCAGCGATCTATGATGTTGTCGCCCGACTCTACGTTGATTGGTCGGGCCACATCAATCGCAAGTGTCGCCGGGAGGGCGATTATCGCCAGCAGAAGCTCAACCTCAAGCAGATCATGCCGGACGGCACCATCCGGAGATACTGGGTGCTCCTGGAGCGCGCGACGGCACAGGAATGCGCCGACGTCTCGAACGAGGAATTCAAGCAGCGGAAACGGCATGACCGCAAGATGAAGGACTTCATCGACGATTGCACGCCGCGTTTCGGCCGCGAGTACCGGCGCCGACTCGCCTTCAATCCGGATGACATCCAATGGATCCCCGACGAGGAAGGGCCGGATGATGACGACCAGGAAGGCGATCCCGGGGGAGTGCCGCGCCCATGATCGATTACGTCGCCTATCTCCGTTCGCCCGAGTGGGCCGCCCGCAAGGCCGCGGCCCTCCGGCGGGCCGACGACAGGTGTCAGGTGTGCTACGCGGACCGCTGGTTCAGCCGGCTGGAGGTCCACCACAGGACGTATGAGAGGATCGGCCACGAGGCGCCGGCCGACCTGACCGTCCTTTGCGCGCACTGTCACGACCTCTTCCACCGGCACCGGAAGTTGTGCGGATGACCCCGAGGCGACGCGCCAACGAGGACAGGACGGGCCCGTGATCCCCTGGATCAAGCTGCATACCGAGCTGCTGACCGACCCGCAATGGTTGTCGCTGCCCGAGGTGCATCAATGCCGGTGGATCAAGCTACTCCTGCTGCGGGGCTATGGCGAGCTGGCCAAGCTGAGCCCGGCGGAGATCGCGTTGGGCCTGCGCATCTCGTTGCGGCAACTGGAGGTTACGAAAGGCGCCCTGATGGATCGCGGCTGGATCGATGATGCCTGGAATATCCGCACCTGGGAGGCGCGCCAGCAGTCGGGCGACCGGACCGCCGCCGAGCGGATGCGTCGCCATCGCCGTCACGTTGCGCGTAACGGTGCCGTGACGTCACGCGCAACGGCCGATCGCGTTACGCCGAACGCGGGCGAACCGTTACATCCTCGCGCCCGCGAGAGCAGAGAAGAGGAGAGTAGAGGAGAGGAGATCAGGGCGCGCGCGCGCGCCGTAACGTTCGCCGTAACGGACCCGCCCGCCGGACCGGACCCGCCCGACCCGCCGGAGGCCCCCGCCCTCGACCCCGAGCTGGCCCGGCTGGCCCGGCTGGCCGGCGACGGCCCCGGCGGGGCCGAGCTTGCCAACTGGGTGCTGGAGCGGGGCGAGCAAGGCCATGCGCCCGACCGGATCGCCGCGACGCTCTCGACGCTCGACCGACGCGGGGCGTGGCGTCGCGGGCTGGCGGACACCATCCTCGCCGATCCCGCCACGGGCCGGGCGGGCCGGGGGGCCGGGCCGAGGCGCGACGGCACGGCCGCGCCTTTGCTCGCGCCCGCCGGCCCGCCCCGCCCCGGCCGGATCCCCGATGGGCCGGCGGGCGACCCGATCCGCGAGACGTGGGAGGCCCTGGGCGACGCCGGCGACCGCGACGCCGCCGAGGCCGCATCGAGGGGATGCCCCTACTGCGGCGGCGAGGGCTGGGCCCCGCTGGTGCCGAGGTCCCGGGGCCGCTCAGCTACGACCACGAAAGCCTATTGCCTCTGCCCGGCCGGCCAGTGGATGCGGGATCGGGCCCCCGCCGACCTGATCCGCCGGATGCCCGACCTGGCGGAGGTGCTCGAAGGCAAGACGACCTGGATGATGGGATGACCCGGCGACCCGGTGACCGGGTGACCCCCGCACGGGCCACCGACCGGCGACCACCGACCACCGACCACCGACCACCGCGAGCGGAGCGAGCCCCGATGCGACAGACGACGCTGGTGATCGGGCCCGAGCGGGTCAAGGACCTGGTCGACCGCGCCATCGCGCGATTCGCGGACCCGCCGGGGACGCCCTGCCAGGGGGCCCTGCACGGCGCGATCCGGGCCGCCCGCGATGAGGGCGAGGTGGAGCTGGCCGCGGCCCTGGTCCTGGTCCATGCCGCGCGCGGGGAGGGCCCCGAGGCCGTGCATGAGGCCCTGGCGCTGCTGCTGGCGCGGCAGATCGAGGCCATCCCCGACGCCCGGAGGTGCTGAGATGCTGGTGCTGACGCGATGCGAACAGGAGCGGATCGTGATCGACGGCGGCCGGATCGTGGTCACCTTCATCCGCGCCACGATCGGCCCCGACGGCCGGACGCGGGCCCGGCTGGGGTTCGAGGCCGCGCCGGGGTGCCGGATCGACCGCGAGGAGGTGCACAAGGCCCGCCTCGCCGGGGCGTCGACCGAGGAGGGGGGGGGCTGACGTGGACATCTACTGCATCCGCTCGCTGCCCGACGCCCCCCATGTGCTCGTGACGCGGCACGAGTCGGCCTCCGGCGTCGACCCGGCGGCCGCCGAGGTCGTGGGATTCTTCGCCTCCCTCGCCCTGGCCCGCGACGTCATCCGCGAGGCGTTCGAGCTCGGCGTCCGGATCCGGCCCGGGGCGAACCCCGGGCGCGTCCTCGAGGTGTGGTTCTAGCCCCGGGAGGGGAGGATGGACGGCTGGACGCTCGACCGATTTCATCAATTGGTGGCACATATGCGGACGGCGCAAAAGCGTTATTTCGCGGCCCGCCGCAAGGCGCCCGAGCACGAGTACCGGGCGCGGCTGGCGGAGTCGTTCGACCTGGAGCGGCGGGTCGACGCGGCGATCGACGAGATCGCGCGGCGGACGCCGCTGTTCCCCGACGACTGACCACCGACCACCGACCACCGACCGCCGCGGGCCGCAGTCGCGGCTTGACCGCCGGATGACATGACACTACGATGGGAGGGACATGACCGATGCGTCGGCGCCCGAGTAGACCCCGAACACGGCCGCCGGGGGGAGAGACGATCTATGTAGATCGCCCCTGGCCGACGCCCGAGAACCTCGCCGCATTGCGGCGACTGCTGGAGTCCGTATCCCATGGCACGGAAGACGACCCCGACCGCGAAGGGACTGGCCGCGACCTACAGCCGGGTGAGCGACCCCAACGATCGCAAGGAAGCCAGCCTGGAGACCCAGGAGGCGGCGCAGGTCGCACTGCTCGAGTCCCGCGGGTACGTCGTCCCGCCGGAGTACCGATTCCGCGAGAAGTTCACGGGGATGGAATCGATCTACGATCGGCCCGTCCTGGGCCGGCTGCGCGACCTGATCGAGGCCGGCACGATCCGGGCGATGGCGTCGTATGACACGGATCGGCTGGCGCGCGACTCCCGGCACCTCATCACCGTGGTCGCCGAGAACGAGAAGTGCGGGGCCGAGACCCTGTTCGTGAAGTGCGACCACGCGGCGAAGGGACGCATCGGCGAATTGATCCTGTACATGAAGGGATTTGCATCGGCCCTGGAATGGGATGCCATCCTCGACCGGACGACGCGCGGCCGGCAGCGGATCCTCGACCGGGGGCAATTCGTGGGGGGTGGCGTGGTCAAGTATGGATACGTCTGGTGCAAGGAGGAGCGGCGGCGCACGGCCAATCCCGAGACCGCGGGGCACGTCCGGCGGATCTTCGCCGCCGTCGCCGATGGCATGAGCCTCCAGGCGCTGGCCGCGGCGCTCGATCGCGAGGGCATCCCGACCCCCTATGCCTATGCCGGCCGGGCCGGCGCCGACTCGGCCTGGTGGCCGACGTGCCTCCGCCGGCTGATACGCGACCGGACCTACCTGGGCATCGCGACCTCCGGCAAGGATGAGCCCTCGCCGCGCGGGGGGCGGACCGCGGGCGGCCGCGCCCGCCGCCGGCCCCGGCCCGAATCCGAGCGCACCGTCCTGGCGGACGGCCGGACCGAGGCGCTCGTCGACCGCGAGACCTTCGACCGTGCCAACCGGGCCATGGCGGCCGGGAATACCCGCCGCGGCAAGCCGGCGGTCGAGGAGCGGCACCTGCTCTCGGGGGTCGTGTATTGCGGGGCCTGCGGCGCGCGGATGACGCCCACGTCCTTCCTGGACCGCCGGCCCGGCGCGACGCACAAGCGACGACGGAGTTACCGCTGCTTCAGCTATCGGCTCAAGGACGCCCCGCGCTGCAATCGGGTCTGCGGCGCGGACAAGCTGGAGGCGGCGGCCTGGGCCGAGATCCGAGTAAAGGTGCTGGAACCGGGCTGGCTGGAGCGTGAGGCGGCCCGGGTCGCCGCCGACGACGGGGCCGATCGCTACCGGGCCGACCTGGCCGCGGCCGAGGCCCGGCGGGCGCGGATCGGCGAAGACGTCCGCAGGCTGCTGGACGCGCAATTGGCGAACACGTCGAGGCTCATGGGCGAGGCCCTGGAGGATAAGCTCCGGACGCTCGACGCGCAGGCAGAGGACCTGGACCGGCACGTCGAGGACCTGCGCGGCCGGATCGCCGCGGCCGGCGGCCGGGGCCGGCTGATCGAGGGCTTCATGGCGGCCGTCGGCCGGGTCCGCGACCTGGCCCGCGAGGGCCGGCTGGACGCGGCGCAGCGACGGATGATCGTCGACCTGCTGGGGGCCCGGGTGATCGCGCCGGCGACGCCCGGCGACCGGGTGAGGGTGGAATTGCCGTTCGACACGCGTAGTGCCACTCGGGCGCATTCGTCGTGTCGCATGTCCCCGAGTGGCACAACACGAGACGGCGTCATCGTGCTGGAGTCGCAGGCGGAGGCCTCGATGGCGGCGGTCTGAGGTGCGAGATTCCCGAGGGATTTCGACGGATTCAACTTCCGGAGGGGCACGGATGAGCGAGCGACGGAACGGGTCGGACGTGGGCGGACAACTCGACGACATGACCGAGCCCGAGCTGCGCCGGATCATGACCGCGGTCGCCCGCGCCGTCGAGGCGCAATTGCCCCGGGGCGTCGGATTCGTCGTCCTGGCCGCCGACTTCGGGGCCGACCCGGGGACGGCGCAATACGTCGCGAATGCGTCTCGCCAGGACTGCATCCGATGGCTGCGCGAGACCGCCGATCGCCTGGAGGCGCGGGACGACGTGCCCCGATAGCTGGCGATCCCTCTCCACCGACCACCGACCACCGACCACCGACCGCGACCGACCGGAGGGAGGGCCGATCCCGATGCGACTGACGATCGAATCCACGCCCACCATCACGGAGATCGATGGGGTGCCATGCAGGCTCTGGCGGGGCACGACCGAGGGCGGCCGGCCGGTCGACGTGTATGTCCACCGGATCGGCTCGGCCGACCCCCGGGCCCAGGAGGAGCTGGACCGCCGGCTCGTCGAGATGCCCGCGGTCCCGCGGGAGCTGGCGGACATCGAGCGGGAGCGGCTGCACTCGAATTGACAAGGTGACCGAGTGACAAGGTGAAAAGGTGATGATCCATGCACGACCGGCCGATGCGGGACGACGAGGGCGATCCCTCGGCGTGGCGCCACGCGGTCACCGACGCCGGGCCCTGGCCCTGCCGCGAGTGCGGGGGCACGGACGTCCATTTCCGGATCCGGGAATCGGACGACGGGGCCCATGAGGATATCCAGTACCATTGCCGGACGTGCGGCCGGCGATGGTGGGTCGAGTCGTCCGACGCCTGACCGGGCTCGCCGATCGGCGGCCGCCGGATGACGCGGCGACCGGGTGACTCGGATGACAAGGTGACAAGATGAGGGGGTGACAAGGTGAACGGGATTCGCATTCGTCACCTTGTCACCTTGTCACCCGGTCACCCGGTCATCCGGGTCACCCCCTCACCCGGTCACCGCGTCATCCGAAGGGGCGGGACGCCGACGCACCGGGGCCAGGTCGGCGGCGCGGCGGCCGAGGACGGAGCGGCCGAGCTGCTCCAGGGCCAGTTCGACCACTCGTGTCTTGGTGAGGCCGCCCTTGGCCTCGGCGATCGCGTCGATGAGCGCGATCGCGGGGGGCCTGAGGCGGAAGCTGCTGCGCGGGGTTCCGTCGGTCGGCATGGGTCGGGCTCGCGTCTCGGTGTGTTCGCCCCGGCACGCGCCGGGGGCGGGGTGGGGGTCAGGTCAGATCGGGGGTGGGGAGCTTAAAATCGGCGCGCCTCAGCAGGCGTCCATCGCCCACCGGGCAAAGGCGATCGTCTCGGTCGGCCGAGGCGCGTCGGTGCGCCCCCGGGCCGCGCCGCGGCAGAGCAGGACCGACCCGCTCTCGGCGTGGCCGTGCAGGTAGGCCGCGACCAGGCCGACGACGGCCGGGTCGAGGTCGCCGCCCGGCGGCCCGCCGCCGGCGATCCAGCCCGCGAGCGTGTCGGCGTCGGCGAGCAGCCGGGCGGCCGTCTCGGCGCGGGCCCGTCCCTTCGCCGGGTCGCCCCGCCGGCCGCGGCGGCGGTCCGGGTGGGCGTCGTCGGCCAGCGACCGGAGCCGCCTGGACCGGCTCCCCAGGCAGGCGGCCCAGATCCGATAGGCGAGGCGGCGGGGGATCACGAGTGGTGCTCCTCGTGGCGCTCGCCCGTCGTGTAGTTGCGGTGGATCGTCACCGCCGGCCGGCCGCCGCGGCAGATCGTGGTGTGTGCCCAGGTCGCCCCGTAGCCGTACCAGGCCCGGACCGGAGGGATGGACAGCCCGGGATCATCGCGATGGGTGCTGCGGAGCAGGACGCTGGTCTCCTCGCAGATCATCCACTCCTTGAGAGCCCGGGTGCGCCCGACCCCCGGTAGGATCGCCTCTCGGAGCGCGTCCCAATCCGGATCGGCCTCCGTGATGACCACCGGCTCGCCCGTCTCCCGGGCCCGGCGGACGATCGCCAGCACGCGACCGGCCACCGACTCACGCGCCTCGATCTCGATCGTCGTCAGGGTATCCGTCGTCGTCATCGTCGTGTCTCCTCGCTCGTCGCCTCGGTCCCCGCGGTCCACTCGTCCCGCGTCGTCCGATGATCCAAATATATCCCGGGTGTCGTGACGTGTCAAGACACCCTCCCGCGGGAATCCCCGATATCCACGTATCCTCCGCCGTCTCTGGCGGGGCACGACCGAGGGCGGCCGGCCGGTCGACGTGTATGTCCACCGGATCGGCTCGGCCGACCCGCGGGCCCTCGAGGAGCTGGACGAATGGCTCGACGAACAGCCCATCCCGCGCGAGCTGGCCGACATCGAGGCCGAGCGACTGCGCGAGCGGCGACGCGAGGATTGACCCGGCCGGCCCCCGGGGCTAGAATACCGGGGGACATGACCGGCTCATGACACGATGGGTGTACCCGACATGAAGGCGAAGGCGAAGGCCAGGAAGCCCCGGCCCGATACCAGGGTCCGCAAGCGTAAATTCGTCATGATCGAGCTGACCGACGCCGAGCGGGCCCGCCTGGATCGACTCAAGGCCGCCGGCGGCGAGCGGGCGACCTACTCCAGCACGATCCGCGACCTGATCGATGCGGCGGCGGCGGCGCTGTGACGCCGCCCCTTTTTTGGCCTGTGGGTATTGACAAGGACATGACCAAGGACTATACTCCAAGTGTGGGGACGAGACGACGACCGACACCGACACGGAGACGCGACGATGACCACCGAGCGAGTCCTGGACGCGATGACGACCCCGGAGCTGTTGATGCTGGTGGCGGAGCTGGATCGGCTGGTGCGCGAGGCGTACGCGGCCGGCCGGCCCCACGCGGATACGCTGCGGCTGCGGGCGACCGTCGACGACCTGCTGTATGCCCGCGGCGCGTGACCGCGGGAGCGACGCGGCCCGCCCGGGTGACGACCGGGCGGGCCGCAGGATCATGACCCCAGAGGAGGAGGAGATGACCATGAGCGAGTCTACCACGGATGAGGGCGGAGTCCAATCCGGACCACGGACCACGGACCACGGACCACGGACTATGGATCGGTGGTGCGGGGACTGCGACGGGCCGATCGCCGGCGACGGCGAGGTGCATGACGGCGAGCCGGTGTGCCGGCCCTGCGGCCTGGCCCGCCGGCTGCAGGACGCCCGCGACGCCCTCGCAGGGGCCGAGGAGGAGCTGCAAGCCGCGGCCCTCGAGGTGGATGATCGCGAGGAGCAGTACGAGGCCGACCGGCTGGAGCTCCAGGCCGACCGCGACGCCGACCTGGCCGAGCTGGGCCGGACGCTGGCCGATTGCGAGCGGGTCGAGGCCCTGGCCCGGCGGCGAGTCCTCGACCTGATCGCCGAGGGCGAGGCCCCGGCCATGCCGCCCATCTCGGGCGGGGCGCCGTACGAGCCGACGGCCGAGGACGTCGCGGAGATGCACGCGTGGTGCGAGTCGATCGACCGGGCGTATCCCGACGACGACGGGCCCGAGGCCCGGTATGGCTACGAGTAACCCGTTGACGGAAGTGCAGTCCTCCGCTATTCCTTATGGCATGATCCCGGAGTCGTCTCCCGTGCCGGCCGCCCACCCCCTGGGGCGGCCGGTTTCGCGCGCCGAACAGGCGCGGGCCCTGGGCCTCTCGCTGAGGCAGCTCTACTACCTGCTCGCCGCCGAGCGCCGCGGCGAGGCCGAATGGGCCCGACCGGCCCCGCCGCCCGACCCGGCCGACCTGCCGCACGTCCCGATCACCGACGGGCCGGCCGAGGGCTATCACTACCGCCTCGACGCGCCGGCGCTGTCGCGGCTGCCATCCGGCCCGCTCCGGATCGGCGAGGGGGGCCGGCCCGACGGCGGCTCCCGGCGGGCGGCCGGGCCGGGGCGGCTCGAGGGCCGGATCGGCATCCATCATCCCGAGGAGGTGCTGGGGGAGCGGGTCGACCCGACGCGCAAGCCGGCGCCGAAGTTCAAGCCGAAGCGGCCCCCGAGGAAGAAGGATCGGCCCTCGTGACGGCCCGCCACTATCGCCCGCCATTCCCCTGGTTCGGCGGCAAGTCCGCCGTCGCCGCGGACGTCTGGTCCCGGTTCGGCCGGGTGGACAATTATGTCGAGCCGTTTATGGGTTCGCTGGCCATGCTCCTCGGCCGCCCCGGCCCGATCCGCGGGACCGAGACGGTCAACGACGCCGACGGGTTCGTGTGCAACTTCTGGCGGGCCACCGCGGCCGCCCCGCATGAGGTCGCGCGCCGGGCCGACTGGCCCGTCAACGAGAACGACCTTCACGCCCGCCACATCTGGCTGAAGGAGCGACGCGGGACGCTGACGGCCCGGCTGGAGGGCGACCCCGACTATTTCGACGCCAGGGCCGCGGGATGGTGGGCGTGGGGCCAATGCTGCTGGATCGGCTCGGGCTGGTGTTCCGAGGCCGAATCCGGCCCCTGGGGCCTCGCCGTCGGCGATGACGGCGTCGCCGAGCTGGTCCACCTCGGCGACGCCGGACAGGGCATCAATCGCCAGCGGGTCCACCTCGGCGACGCCGGCCGGGGCATCAATCGCCAGCGGGTCCACCTCGGCGACGCCGGACAGGGCATCAATCGCCAACGGGTCCACCTCGGCGACGCCGGACAGGGCGTGAAACGCCAGCGGGTCCAACTCGGCGACGCCGGACAGGGCATCCTGGCCGATACCCGGACCGATGATCTGATCGGCTATTTCGAGGGCCTCTGCGATCGGCTCCGGCGGGTCCGCGTCTGCTGCGGCGACTGGACGCGAGTCTGCGGCCCGACCCCGACCGTGAAGCAGGGACTGACGGCCGTATTCCTCGACCCGCCCTACGCGGACACCGCCGGGCGGGATGTCGGGCATGGGCGCGCCCGGCTCTACGCCGAGGATTCGCTATCCGTCGCCCATGCGGTGCGCGAATGGGCGATCGAGCACGGCGATGACCCGCGGCTGCGGATCGCGCTCTGCGGTTACGACGGCGAGCATGCGATGCCGGCCGGCTGGGCCGAATGGGCCTGGAAGGCGAGGGGCGGCTACGGGTCGCAGTCCTCCGCCCACGACAACCCCAACGCGCGGCGGGAGCGGGTCTGGTTCAGCCCGCATTGCCCGCCCGACGAGTTGCCGCTGTTCGCGGCGTCGAGGGCCTAGGTGTGTGGGCCGCAGACGCAAGGCGATCGACCCCGAGCAGGTCGAGAAGCTCGGGCGGCTCGGCTGCACGAACGTCGAGATCGGGGACATCCTGGGATGTTCGCACGACCTGCTGGAGCGGCGTTTCGCGTCGCAACTCGCTCGCGCGCGGGCCGCACGCCGGATGTCGCTCCGCCGGGCCCAGACGATCCGGGCGACCCGCGATCGGTCGGATGCCATGCTCATCCATCTCGGCAAGTGCGAATTGGGCCAGCGTCCGGCGGCGGACGGGGGGGCCCTGCGTGAGATCCTCGGCGGCCTCCTCGACCCGGGCGATGATCCGGGCGGTGCAGGCGAAGTACCGTGACGACCCGATCGGGTTCAACCGCGACGTCCTCCGGCGCCCCCCCTACTGGCACCGCCAGGAGGAGATCGCGCGGTCCGTCGTCCGGCATCGGATCACGGTCGCCTACTCGGGCAACGCGATCGGCAAGGATTACCTGCTGGGCGGGCTCATCCCCTGGTGGGGATTCACGCGGCCCGGGTCGCTGGTGATCGTCACGGGCGTGTCCCAGACCCTGCTCGGGACCGTGACGTTCAAGGAAGTGCGCCGGGCCATCGAAGGTTCGCCGCTGCTCAAGCAGCTGGGCGTCAAGATGTCCTCCGGCGTCAAGGCCAGCCCGCAGACCGTGGTGTTCGCGCCGGGGTGGCATGTCCTCGGCATCAGCACGACCAACGTGGAGCGGGCCTCGGGCCAGCATGCGGCCGAGCTGCTGGCGATCGTCAATGAGGGGTCGGGCGTCGCGGACACGATCTATGACGCCGTGGATTCGTGGAAATACCTGCGGTTCCTCGTGTGCGGGAATCCCCTCCGGTCCGACGGCCGGATGGTCGACCTGATCCGCCAGGGGGACCGGGACCGCAAGGACGGCGTCCCGCCCGACCGGGCCGTCAACGCGATCCGCATCCCCTCGACCGACAGCCCGCACGCCCACCTCGAACGGTCCCCGGTCGGCCTGGCCGATCGCACCTGGATCGCCGACGTCGTCCGCCGCTACGGGGCCGACAGCCGGTGGGTCCGCACCCACGTCAAGGCCGAGATCCCCGAGGTCTCCGCCGACGCGCTCATCCCCGAGGCGTGGCTCGACGCCTGCGCCGCCCGCCGCCGCGCCATCCCGCCGCCCGGCCATCCCGTGCTGTACACCAGGCGGATCGCCTGCGACCTCGGCGAGGGGGTGGGCCGGGACTCCTCCTGCGTGATGGTCGTGGACGATTGGGGCCTCCTCGACGTGACCTTCGGCTCGGCGCTGGGCCTGCCCGAGGCGGCCGAGCTGATCGCCGCCAAGCGATACGAGTGGCAGGTCCCGGTCGAGCGGATCACGTACGATCGGGTGGGCATCGGCCGCGACTTCCCCCTGCACCTCCATCGCCGCGGCCTCGACGGGGCGCAGGGCTATGCCGGGGCCGGCCGGCCCCGGTCGGCCGACTTCCCCAACCTCCGGTCCGAATCGGCCTGGAGGCTCCGCCGTCGGATCGACCCGCAATTCATCCCCGGGGGGCCGGGCTCGGCCAAGCCCCCGTTCGTCATCCCGCCCGGCCCCTCCTGGCCCCGGCTCCGCGAGGAGTTGCGCACGCTCTCCTACACCACGGCGGGCGCCGGCAGGATCCAGCTCCTCCCCAAGGAGGACCACGCGACGCTGCTCGGCCACTCGCCCGACCTGGCGGATGCATTAATCCAATCCATGGCCTTCGATTACGAGTAGGTGATCATGCCCGTCGACGTCGAGGCGATCGTCCGCGAGGTCGAGCGGGGCCTCGCCTCCGAGTCGGTCGCCATGCGGATGTCGGAGGCCCGCAAGTCCCGGGATTTCTACGATTTCGACGGCATTCAACATATGACGGAGTTCTTGAATGATGCCGAGACCGGGCCCGAGTTCATCCAGCGCAAATACCGCGAGTCGGGCCTGGTCCGCATGCTGACGGACGTCCTGTGCGAGCACCTCTATTCGCCCGGCCCCCAGCGGACGTGGGAGGGCGCCGCGGCCGACGCCTTCCTGCAACGGGTCTACATGGACAACCACATCAACGCCCTGATGCAACGCGCCGAGGTGCTGGCGACGCTGATGGACGCCGCGGCGATCCAGGTCGACGCCTCGGGCGGGTCGTTCGATGAGCGACCGGTCCGGCTCCGCCTCTGGGGCGCCGACGAATTCGCCATCTGGGAGGACCCCGACGACCGGCTCAAGCCGGCGGCCGTCGTGACCGTCGACAAGTATGACATGCGGAGACGCTTCCGGCTCTGGACCGACGAGGAGGTCTCCACCTTCGTGACCGAGCGGGCCGAGGGGCTGACCGCCGGCGGGCGGGCGGCCCGGCCGGAGGGCCCGCCCGAGCCGAACCCCTACGGCATGATCCCCTTCTCATTCGTGCACTATAATCTCCCGATCAATGACTTCTGGGAGCCGGGCGTGGGCGGGTTCTTCGCGGCCGCGGAGGCGCGGGTCAATGACCGGCTCTCCCGGCTGGACCAGGCGATCCACAAGCACCTGCACCCGATCCCGGTCGCCAAGGATTGCCCCGACAACCTCCAGGTGCAACTCGGCCAGCCCAACATGTTCCTACGCCTGAATCGCCGGGCGCAGGCGCCGGGCGTGGACGGGGCCTTCGGCGGGAGCCCGCCCGAGCCCGAGCTGCTCTACCTCGAGGCCCACGTCGACGTCGAGGGGGCGCTGCGCGACCTGGCCGATTACGTCGACCGGGTGCTGGAGGCGGCCCGCGTCCCGCGCTCGGCCGTCCGGATGGAGCAGACGGGGGTCGCCTCGGGGATCGCGCTGATCACCGAGCAGGCCCCGCTCCTGACGCGGGCCCGACGGCGTCAGCCGGCCTTCGGGGTGTATGAGGAGCGGCTGGCGCGGGCCATCGCGGCGTGCGCCGGGCGGTATTACCGCCGGCCCGAGCTGATCCGGCAGGCGGAGTCCGGCCGGCTCGGGCTGGCCTGGCCGATGCCGACCGTCCCGGTCCAGACGGACGACTGGCTCCACCTCCAGCTGATGCGCGACGAGGCCGGGCTCACGAGCAAGGTGCAGATCACGATGGAGACCTACGGCTGCACGCGGGAGCAGGCGATCGCCATCCTGAAGCGGGTCCGGGAGGACAAGGAGGAGCTGGCCGAGATCATGCCGCCGCCGGCCGTCGGGCCGTCCTCGCCCGCCGAGGACGAGGGGGCCGAGGGCGAGGGCGAGGGCGAGGAGGACGACGTCCCGCCCGACGAGGACGACGAGGGCGAGGAGGATGCGCCGCCCGAGCCCGACGACCGGCCCAACGGGCGGGCGAAGGCGGGGGCCGCGTCATGACGATCGCGCTGGCCGACGCGATCGGCCGATGGGTCGCCTGCCCGGACCCGGGCTGCGGCGCGACCTCCTTCGTGCAGGAATCGCGGTCCGCCCGGCCGCGGCCCGGGGGCATCCCGGCCCCGATGAACCTCGGCCCGGGCGCCGGCCCGCCGCCGCCGGACACGTCGCGGCACTGGTGCGCGGTGCTCTGCCCGCGGACCGGCCCCAAGCTCTTCCCGGCGCATACGCCGGTCGAGGTGATCGATGGCTGAAGGCGACGGCGACGGCACGGCCGCCATCGAGCTGCGCTGGAAGCTGGAGAGGCGGAATGAGGCCCTCAAACGCACGGGTTCTCAGCTCAATGCGACCCGCAAGCAGGCCCGGGACCTGACCGCCGAGCGAGATGCGGCATTGAGGGCCCGCGACGAGGCGATGGCGGCGGCCGACCTGGCGCGGAAGGCCCTCGATGAGCGGCCCGAGAAGGCCGAGCTGGAGCGGCTCAAGGGCGAGCTCCGCGAGGGGAAGCATCGGGCCGCGTTCGATCGGCTGGCGCGGGAGAAGGGCGTCGCCGACGATGCGCTGGACCTGCTCTACACCTCCTCGGGCTATAAGGCCGAGGGCGACGCGCCCGACGACGCGGCGATCGGCACGCTCATCGACGGCCTGAAGGAGAAGCCGGGGGTGGCCCGGCTGTTCGGCGAGCCCGCGTCTCCTCCGCCGACGCCGGCGCCGCCCCCGCCCCCGGGTTCGGGCCAGGGGGCCCGCGACCGAGGCGGCCACAAATTCAAGGTCACGGTCGACCAATTGTCCGACGGGGCGTGGTGCATGCGCAACGCCGCGGCGATGCGCCAGGCCCAGATGGACGGTACCTTCGAAATCGTGGAATCGCCGGGCCGATGACGTCCGGGGGCCCCGCTTCGCCCCGCAAATCCTCCTCCCCGACCCCTAGCTACCGCGGCTTTCGACCGCGGTCGAGGCGGCCCCCGGCCGGGCCGCCGTGGCCGATCGATCGACCCATCCCACGGGGCGGCCGGCCCCGTCGAGGCCCCCATGCCGGGGCCGTCGGCCCGAGCCCATCGGGTGACCCATGGCCAATCCCACGACCGGGATGCTCCAGACCGTGCTGACCGCCTTCACGAAGGCGCAGCAAAACCTCAAATATACCAATGCGTTCGTGAAACGCATCTACTGGGACTTCCAGCCGATCGTCGCGACGCCGTATAGCACCCTCAACGTCAACGTCCCGACCATCAACCAGGCCAATGTGTTCAACATCGGCGCCGGGCCGCTCCAGCCCCAGCCGTATGCCTTCACGATGGTCCCGATCACGCTGGCCTACAATCAGAGCAACAGTTACATCGTGTACGACTGGGACCAGACGCGGATCGCGTACGACCTCCAGACCTTCTTCTTCGAGCCCAAGCAGGAGGAATTGCTGCGCTCCGTCGACCAGATCGTGGTGAGCCAGTTCAGCGCGGCGAATTTCCCGACCTACCCGCTGTTCACCGGCACGGGGACGGCCGCGGGCCAGGTGACGCGGCCCGACGTCACCAAGGCGTGGACCAACCTGGCCGGCGTCGGCGTCCCGCTCGACGACGCCGGCAACGTCAGCCTGATCATCCAGGCGGCGAGCTACGGCTACATGCTGTCCGATCAGCAATTCATCTACCAGTACATCGTCGGCGACAGCGATGCCGAGGCCGCGCAGCGGCGGGCGCAGCTCCGGACCATCTACGGGGCGGACACGTACTACGACCAGCTGCTCGCCCCGTTCAACGCCGGACACAACGCGTGCGTCCTGTTCCACCGATTCGCGGTGGCCGGCGTCACGGCGCTGCCCCCCAAGGGCGGGCCGCAGGTCCTGGAGTCGACCGTCGACCTCCAGGGCTTGCCGGTCCGGATCCAGATCGCGTACGACGTCATGAATCAGGGATGGCTCGTGCATATGCACGTCCTGATGGGCATCGCGCCCGTCCGGCCGGAATACGCCTCGCTGTTCCAGACGGCCTCCTGATCGATGCCGGCTATCCTGGATCGGCTGTCGCCCCGGGTCGTCTACACCTCCCGGTGGGGATGCCCTGCCATCCCCGACGTGACGGATCCGCAGGCGGGCCCCGACGCCTCCGCGTCGCTCCAGGCGCTGGCGGATCTGGCGCGATCCGGCCCGCTGGAAGTCGTGGTCGACCAGCCGCTCCTCTGCAACCAGATATCGCTCTACTCGGGGACGACGATCCGCGGCCTCTACCCCGGGTCCTACCGGCCGGGCGACGCCGCGCCGCCCGGCATCGGCCTCTGGATGAAGAGACTCCCGGCGTCCGGGGCCGGGGCCGGGAATACCTGCGTCCTGCGCAATGCCCACTGGGCCAGCAACTACGACGGGGCCTCCTCCTCGCTCTCGGTCAGCCGGGTGGTCGACCGCGACATCGCGATCCGCCACCTCTTCATCGACGGACAGAGACGCAATGGTGTGAGCAATAGTTCATACGGCGGATCGAATGTCCCGCAGGTCAACGTCAATGGGGAATACATCATCCCCCTGCGGTTCCACGGGATGTACAACCTGCTGGTCGAGGACGTGCACATCTACGACCCCTGCATGCTGCACACCGCCTTCAGCAACATCGCCTGGAGCACCTTCCGCGATCTCCATTTCTGCGACCCGTCCTACTGGCAGGGCAACTACGCCGGGGGGAGCAATCAGACCGACGGCCTGCACTTCGTCGGGCCCGCGTCGGACATCGAGATCGACGGGTTGTATGGCGCGACGGGGGACGATTTCCTCGCCTTGAACTTCGCCGAGGGCAATCTGAACCCGACCGACATCTATCCGCCCACCAACATCTCGGGCGCCGGCCCGCACGTCTGGGGCGGCTGGCCCGTGGTGTATTACGGCGATGGCCTCCGGATCAACGCCCGCAATCTGTACCCGTACAATGCGGCCGACGTGATGCGCATCCAGACGCTCCAGGACAACCAGGCCGGCCTGCGCGGCAACGTCGTGGATCAGGTCACCGTCTCGGACGTCCGGGGCTCGGTCATCGAGGGCCTGTTGCAGTCGGACAGCTACGGCTACGGCACCCCGGGTGGCCACGTCGGGCGGGTGACGCTCCGGGACTGGGACGTCACGTTCCTGCCCGATCCGGCCTATGTCTGCGGATACCAGTTCTACGGCCAGTGGAATGATGTTCGCATCATCAATCATCACTATGGTGATCCCGCCTCGGCGGCGCTGCAGGTCAACCTGATCTCGGGCGCGTCGGTCGGCCGGCTGGAGCTGCGGGACCACGTCATCCGCGAGGACGCCTCCGGGGCGCCCGCGCCGCCGCCGCCGATCCTGGTGGCCGACGGCGCGGTCGACGAGTTGGTGGTCGCCGATTCGGGCTGGTATCGGGCCGCGGCGACGAATCAGGCGTTCGTGTCGGTGACGGGCGGGAGCGTCAACCGCTTGGCCCTGCGCGGGGCCTCGACGAACAACCTGGCTAACGTCGTCTCGTGGACCGGCGGGACGGTCGGCGAGGTGGGGCTGGACCTGGTCCGGCACCGCAACCCCGACGGCGCGGGCCCGGCGGGCGGGGCCATCCTCAACGTCGGGTCGGGGCTGACGCTGCCGCTGCTCGTGACCTGCGGGGCGACCGCGGCGGCCGTCATCGGCACCAGCGCCGGGGCGGTCGCCGCGACCCGGACCGGGGGCATCTGATGGCCGCCTTCCAGGATACCCTTGCCGGCGCCGCGAATGGCGCGCTGGCCGGCCGCAAGTCCACCTCCAACAACACCTGGCGCAACTCGACGGCGACCGATGGCCAGGGGGCGGCGGCGGCGATCGCCACGGTGACGGCCGCCGGCGGGTTCTCCGGGCCCGGGATCGTCACGGGCTCGGCGGGGAACGCCGCCTCGGGGGTGGTCGCCGACTGGACGCCCCCCGCGTCGCCGGCCGGATACGGGATCCTGGCGTGCGTCGACTACGCCATGACGGACAATTGCCAGATCGGCCCGCTGATCCGATTCTCCGACGCCGGGAACAACACGACGGGCTATCTGCTCAACCTGGACTCCTACACCAGCCCGCCGGGGTATTACCTCTGGCAGCTCCCGGCCTGGACCAAGCTGGGGAACACGGCCCACGCGTTCAGCACGCCGGTCTCGGTCGCCCTCTACCTGTCGGCGGTCCCCGACGGGACCGGCGGGGTCACGGTCACCGGCTATGCCGACGGCACGCAGGTGGTCCAGGTCCATCAGGCGACGGCCGGCATCCCGGCGGTCGGCCTGGCCGCGGTCCGGGTCGCGCCCGTGAATGTGACGGACGCGGCGATCCTGTGGGTGCAGACCGACCCGCAATCCGCGGCGCTGGCGCTGGCGGGATCGGCGAGCGGCCCGGCCGGCCAGCCCACGGGGGATCTGACGCTGACCCTGGAGGTCCCGACCACGCTGGGCACGACGGTCGCGTGGTCGGACGGCGGGGCCGGCGGCACGTTCAGCCCGTCGGCGACGACGGACCTCGCCGCGGCGGCCGCGAGGACCCCGGGCGGCCGGGTCGCGACGGTCACCTACACGCCCTCGCCCTCGGCGACCGGGACCATCACCCTGTCGGCGACCGCGACCTCGACGTCGACCGCGAGCCCGACGGTGACGGTCACGCCGGCCTCGATATCGTATGCCATCACGGCGACGGGATTCACGCTCTCGGGCCCGACGGCCGGCCCGGTCGGATCGGCGTCGGCCGCGTTCAGCGTCACGCCCTCGCCGGCGCAGGCGGACACCGTCAACCTCGCCGACGGGGGGGCCGGCGGCACCTTCGCGCCGCCGTCGCTGACGTTCACCACGGCATCGGCGGCGGCCCAGACGTTCACCTACAAGGCGACCTCGGCCGGCAACAAGTCCATCGCGGCGACGTCGGTCAAGGGCTCGCTCGTGAGCGGATCGCCGTGGACCTATGCCGCCACGGCCGTCGCCACGCAATACGCCTGGTCGGGGGCCTCCGGCGGCACGCCCGGGATCGCCTCGGGGGCCATCATCCTGACGCCGAACGGCTGGGTGGCGACGGATACCGTCACGCCCTCGGACGACGCGATGGGCGGCACGTTCAATCCGGCCTCGCTCGCCGTCGGGCCCGGCACCGCGGCGGTCCATTGCAGCTACACGCCCTCGCCCTCGGCGACCGGGACGCTGACGCTCTCGGCGACCAGCGCCGCGTCGCTGGCGTTCACGCCGGCAAGCTGGTCGTTCGCCGTCCTCACGCAGATGATGTTCGTCTCCTCGACGAAGGGCCTGCCGACCGGCGAGTCCTCGACGGCGACGGCGACGCCCGTGGCGTTCGACGGGACGGCGTTCGCCACGCCGACCGGGGCGACGGCCGGCACCGTCGTCGAGTCCGCCGAGCCGGGTGCGTACTTCGCGAACGTGACCTACCCGGGCGGGTCGCTGCCCCCGGGGACGACGCCCGAGGTCGTCTGGGTGGTCGCGGGCCAGACGGTCGTCGACCCGGCCCCGATCCCGGCCACGCGGCTCGCCGCCTCGCCGACGCCGACGCCCACGCCGGTCGCCATCGCCACGGGATCGGTCTGGTACGACCCCGACGCCGGCACCCTGCTGATGCCGGCGCCCCGGCCGACGCCCGTGCCGACGCCCACGCCCACGCCCACGCCGGCCCGCCGGGGGTGGCACGGATGACGACCCGGCTGGAGATGGTCGCGGGCGAGGACAAGTCGTTCCCGCTCCAGTGCTGGCTGGAGGGGGCGATGATCCCGCCGGCGTTCGTCGCGAGCGACGCCATGACTTCGGTCGTCTCGCCCGGCGAGGGCGAGGCGGCGCTGTTCGCGCCGGCGGTCGCCTGGTGGACCGACCCCGACCCGGTCGCCGGGGCGGCGGCGCAGACGGGCTACGACCAGGGCCAGGTGCTGGTCTCCGTCTCCGCCGCGGACTCGCTCCTCGTCACCGCGGAGGCCGCGCACGTCCTGGAGGTCTGGCGGCGGCCGGCCGGGACGTCGCTCCGGTCATGCGTCTGGCGGGGCGGGCTCGTCGTGCACTACGCGGCCGGCGCGGGCCGGCCCCGACTGCCCACCTATTGCCGCTATCAGGATATGCTCGACTTCGGCCCGTGGTGCAAATACCTGGCCGAGGAGGGCGACGAGGCCGGTTTCTACGACCAGCGGTTGGAGGCCCGGCTCTGGCTCGATGACCTCATCGTCCGGTCCGACCGCGGCGGCGGCCTGTTCCCGTTCGGCACCTCGGGCGTCCCGCATACGCAATGGTCGGGATGGCTCGCCTCCCGCCGGTCGCCGATGCCCTCGACCTGGATCCGGGATCAGCTCTGGGGCGGATTCGTCTCGGGTACCGTGGCGGTCGGCTCGCGGGGCGTCGGCTACGCGACGCCCCCGGTCGTCACGGCCGCGCCGCCGCCGCCCTCGCCCCTGCCGCAGGTCGGGCCGCGGCAGAAACCCGCCCGGTTCGCGGCCGTCCTCGACGGGGCGGGGGGCGTCGGGGCCGTCCTGGTGCAGGACCCCGGGTTCGGCTACCCGCCCGGGTCGTCGCTGCCGCTGTCGTTCTCGGGCGGCGGCGGCTCGGGCGCGGCGGCGACGGCCTCGGTCGACCCGGGCCGGCTGTTCCGTCGCGACCAGGTCCGCCGGCTGGCCGCGTTCAAGGCGCTGTCGCTGGTCGGCCTCTCGCAGGTCGGCAACAACCCGCAGCACGTGGCCTACGGCGAGTACTGCGCCGCCAGGGCCTCGGAGGAGCTGACCGGCTTCACGGCCGAGCTGGACCTCGACGGCGACGGCTGGCCCGACTACGCCATCCCGACCTTCCTCACCAACACGATTTACAAATAGTCCTCCCGGTCCGTGGTCCTCTTGGTCCGTTGTCGGTGGTCCGCTGACGCGGGGCTCGCAGGCCGCCGCATGGCGTGGCCGATCGAATCGAGGAGGTGCCGTCGAGGGCATGGGGGGCGGGAGCCCGACGACGGACGACGGACGACGGACCACGGACGAAAGGACGAAGGATATGGCATTCAAATTCCGCAAGCACAGGAAGATCGCCGAGGTCCACCAGTTCGACGGCCCCACGTCCGCCGGCGGCGCGTCGATGAATGTTTACGTATACGAGAATGATGAATGCGAAACGGTCGAATATGACTGGCTGGGGCGAGAGGTCGCGCGCTATGCGGGCGAGCCGCGCGACGTCCCGCCCGGCGTGGGGATGCCGCCGGCGCCGCCGCGGCCCCCGGGCGCGGCCCCGCCGCTGCCCATGATCGGCCTGCCGCCCGCCCGCGTGACGTCGCCGCCGGCCCCGATCGTCCAGCAGGCCCCGCCCCCGTCCCCGGCCCCCGCGAGGAGTCGATCATGACCGCCGTGCTGTTCGTCGTCCTGGCCCTCATCGGCCAGGGGATCGCCCATCCGGAGCCGATCGCCCGCGCCGGCCCGACCCCGGCCGCCGACGACGGCTGGCGGCCGGCCCTGGCGCCGGGGGAATACCTGGTGCCCGGGTCGGTCCGCCTGGTGTCCGCCTCCGGGCAAGTCACGCCGATGCCCGACCCTCCCGCCAAGTCCATCCCGGCCCCCGGCCGGGTCATCCGATCCACGCCGATGGCCGCCACGCCGCAGGCCCCGATGACCTACGCGGTGCCGGCCCCGATGGCCTCGTCGTGCTATGCATCCTCGTATCAACCGCAGTCCTATGCCCCGGCACCGATGTACTACGAGGCCCCGCCGCGGGCCGAGCCGGGGCCGGCGTATTATGAGGTGCCCGCCTACGCGCCGCAGGGCCGGCCGATCTATGCCCTCCCGGGCGCGGCCCCGCGGCGGCGGGGATTCCCGCGATTGGCGGCGCGATGGGACGTCGGCATGCGACACCGCGTGGATAATCAGATGAGCATCGGCTTCGGCATCGGCGACGGGGCCCGGTCGATGGCGTCATGCGGCCCGTGGGGGTGCCGCTAGGCGGCTATTGATCCGAGGGCCTCGCCGAGAGCATCGCATCCTTGCGCACGTTGTCCCGGATCCATCGGACCATCGACGTCAGCCAGACCCGGGCCCGATCGTCGGGCAGCGAGGCGGCCCAGAGGTCGAGGGCGCCATCGGGCAGCTCATCGACCTCGATCGTCATCGCCTTCCCGTCCACCGCGGCCCGCACGAAGTATCCCGTCATGAGCGTCCCCTTTCCTCCTCGGAGATGATCGACATGTCCAGGGCCGTGATCGTAGCATGTCTCCTCGCCGCCTGCCCGGTGCCGCGGGCCGGCGCGGGCAACATCGTCATGACCGTGCAGGTCGGCAACGGGCCGGTCGTCGACCTGGCCACATTCGGCGGCATCGGCACGGGCGGCGGCTATGCGGTGTCCGACGTCGCCATCGCGGCCCTCAATGCCTACCTGGCCGGGGCCGGCTCGGAGTACCGCTTCGCCGGGAGCGGCCCGGGGGCGACCGTGTTGGGCGGGGCGAGCAACAACCCGGGCGGGCCGGCCGGCGGGCTGCTGACGCTCTCGGGGACGGTCTTCAGCGTCGGGGCCGGGGTGGGCTCGCTCGCCCTGACGGAGACGGAGGCCGGCTTCCTCGCCCCGGCCGGGCCGGCCGGCTTCCTGGACTCCTCGTCCACGGGCAACTTCGCCGGCGAGGCCGCCGGGGCCGGGCACCTGGCCGAGAGCGGATACAACGCCATCGACACCGGGCTGTATGCCGTACTGTCGCCCGGGGGCGTGAAGGGGGCGGCCGATGCCTCGGCCATCGGGCTATTCCCCGTCTCCGAGCCGTATACGCTCACCGATGAGATCATCTTCGGCCTGACGCCGGGGACGGCGGCGGACCCGATCGTCGACGGGTTCTCCGTCACGGGGGTGGTCGAGGCGGTGTATGAGCCCGGCGGCGCGGCGCTGCTCTCGATCGGGGTCATGCTGGCCGGCGTGTACTGCATCCGACGACGGGGATGAAGGGAGGGACCGGCCCGCGGGAATCCATCCGCACGGGCCGGGCTTCAATGGGGCCGCTCCCCGAGGGGAGCGGAAGAGCCGGCGTCCCGCCACGCCGGTTCACGCGGTCCATCCGCTTCAATGGGGCCGCTCCCCGAGGGGAGCGGAAGAGGTCCTTCTCGGCCAGCGTCTCCTTCAGCACATAAGCTTCAATGGGGCCGCTCCCCGAGGGGAGCGGAAGAGCTGGCCGCGTCGAGCCACTCCAGGACGTGCTCGATCTCGCTTCAATGGGGCCGCTCCCCGAGGGGAGCGGAAGAGCGGGCCGGGTTCCGGCGGTCCTACCGGGACCTGTGCGCTTCAATGGGGCCGCTCCCCGAGGGGAGCGGAAGAGGGCCCCGACTGCTTCACGGCCGTCGCGCGAAGAAACCGTGCTTCAATGGGGCCGCTCCCCGAGGGGAGCGGAAGAGGGCCCCCGATCCTCGTTTCCTATCCGATTGAAAAGGGCTTCAATGGGGCCGCTCCCCGAGGGGAGCGGAAGAGATGTCCGGATGTCCGGACATGCGCGCCGGGCGCGGGGCTTCAATGGGGCCGCTCCCCGAGGGGAGCGGAAGAGGGCCGGCCTCGCAACTCCTGCCTCGGCAAGGTCGTGCATATCGTCTCGCGAGGGGCGGACCGCGGGAGCGGCCGCCGGCGCGATCCGTCCGAGAGGGCTCGACGCAATCCATGACCGGCACTCCGGATCGGGGATGCGAGCGGTCCCCGGGTTTTCGTCCATCACCTCGGCCCTCGCGAGTCATGTCGTGGTCATGATAATCACCGATCCATGCCGATGCAAGGGGCCGGCGTGGCCCGCGTGACGCCATCGAAGGACGGGTTCACCCTCCGCGGCCTCCTGCCCCCCGCACTCCGCGGCGAGCCCGACACGGTCAAGATCCAATTCTATTCTTATGTGTTACAGGTAACGCTGAAGGAGAAGGACCGGGAATTGGCCGAGGGCAAGGACAAGGACGGCAAGCCGCTCCGGCCGATCTCGCCGCGGACGCGCAAGTACCGCCGCAGTGCCATGACCCCGAGCGGCAAGGGCGATCCGTCGGCCCCGCCCCTGATGCCCGGCCGGGCCCTATCCCGCACCCGATCGCTGCTCACCGGCCGGGCGTTCCCGGACCGTTGCGAGATCTGGTGGAGTTACGATCCGCTGACCTATGATAGCTGGGCCCGTATCCTCGAGTATCAACGCGACCGATGGCCCGGCCGCGACGTCTTCGGCCTCTCGCAGGACGCCCTGGCCAGGGTCACCGCCCGCTCGTGGAAGGCGTTCGCCCGATGGCAGGCGGGCCGCAAGTCGGCCCCGCCGCCGCCGCCGCCGATCGGCCGGCCGGTGGCCCCGGCCCCGCGGCGGCTGCCGACGCCCGGCCGGGCGCCCACGCCGACGGCCGAGCCCGGGATGGGCCCGACCCCGCATCCCGCCGGCGTCGAGTCGACCGGCGGCCTGACCTGGCCCGAGTGGTCCAAGCGACTCCGTCAGCCGGCGCCGACCCCGCGGACGGGCCGGCGACGGCCGTTCAATGTGTTGCTCCGGATGATCTTCGGATGAATTGAGGAGCCGAGCCCCATGACGACCGCGACGACCACGCACGCGCCGGCGACCAGGGCGGCGACCGCCTGCGGCTGCCCGGTCCCCGGATGCACGAATGCGGCGACCTACGACCTGGCCCCGAACCCCGGCGCGCCGACCGGCCCGGCGCCGCCGCCGCATCCCGACCCGCCCGGCGTGACGCTGCCCCGGCCGCCCGACGCGATCGCGCCGGGGCCGTGGCACCTGGTGACCTGCACCGACGCCGGCGGCATCCCGCTCCATCGCACGCTCTGGGCCGACGGCCGGCTGGCGGACCTGCCGCCGCCGCCGGCGAAGTCGGCCGACAAGCACGCGCACGCGCAGGCGGAGGCGGCGAGGAAGTAACGTGGGCCTGGACCTGCCGCCCTCGCCCCGCCGGCTGGTGTTCCGCCGGGTCGTCCAGCAGATCAGGGATGACCCGCTCATCCGGCGGGCGGTGCGGACCATCCTGGCGTGGGACGGCAAGCCCGACGACGCCCGCCAGCTGACGATCGCGCAGGCCCCCGGCCTCCGGATCACGCCCACGTTCGGCCCCGACACCTGGGCCTTCCCGGACGCGCAGCGGGGCTGGATGTTCCTCGCGGTGGAGATGCTGGTCCCGGGCTACGACGCCGGCGACATGATGGACCTGTGGTGGGCCCTCGAGCGGGCCCTCTACCCGCCCGACGGCGCGGCGCGGATGGCGTTCCAGCGGGATCTGCGCGAGGTCGGCCTGCCGCAGGGCCTCGCCGGCGCCTACACCGGCCTGATCGAGTTCAGCCAGCCGATCGCCGACGACTCGCCGAGCGACCAGCATCAACATGCAGTCGGACAATTGCGCATCGAAATGTTGCTCAATCTGAACACCTGCGGCGGGTCGGGTCCGGCCCCGGCATCGGCCCGGAGATAGGGGGTGTGCCATCGCTCGTGAATTTCTGATGATCACACAAGAATCCTCCTATCTGACGCCGGTGGCCGGCCCGGTCGTCTGGACGACGGCGGCGCCGACCGGCGTGAACGCGTATTACATCCGGCTCGACGAGGGCAATGCCTTCGCGATGCGCGCCCGCCCGCAGGAGGTCGAGGTCCCCTACGGCGGCGGCCTGGCGATCGGGGCCTACCGCGTCAGCGACAAGATCGAGTGCCGGGGCAACCTCCGGCTCAAGCTCACGGCGGGGATCGCGCCATTCATCCTGGGGTGGGCCTCGACCCGGGTCGACGCCGCCCGGACGCTGCCCTGGCCGCAGGCGTCGGAGCCGCCCGGCGACCTGGCGAGCTGCTCGATCTATCACGCGATCATGCGCGACGACGGCAGCTATCGCCGGCGGGTCTATCTCGGATGCAAGGTCGATTCGTGGGCGCTGGACATCTCGACCGACAGCACCGTGGGCACGCTCAACCTGGGCGTCTCGGGGAGCACCCCGCAAGGCAACGTCTACGACGGGTCGGCCGACCCGACCGCCGCCGTCTTCCCGCCGCCGTCGGACGACAACCTGCCGGTGGACCCCTACCTGTTCGCCCACACCTCGAACCTCGCGGGCGGGTCGGTGATGATCAACGGCGCCGATCGGCAGGCGATCACGCAATTGACATTCAACGGCACCAATACGCTGGCGCGGAGCTTCTTCAATCAGCGGTTCCTGGGCAAGCTGCGATTCGTGGGCCGCAAGACGACGGCCGCGGTCCGGCTGGAATACGCGCTCGCGCCGGCGGGCGACGACCGGCCCGTCTACGAAGGCCAGATGCCCTACGGCGTGACGCCGATCCCGGTCGTGATCATGTTCTCGACCGAGCCCACCGGCGGCCATACGCTGCAATTGCAGATGAATGCCAACAACGTCATCGATCCCCTGGACGAGGACCTGCCGCTCGATAACCTCTATTTCCAGTCCTCGACGCACAATAACCTCTGGGATGCGACGGCGCACGAAGACTTCCACTTCAACTTCACGTGAGCATCGATGGCCCTGGTGGACCTGTCCGCGATCGACCGCCTTTTGGCCCGGCTGGCGAAGGTCGGCGACGACCTGTGGGTCGACGCCTCGGGCCTGATGGTCTCGCTCATGAAGATCATCGACGACGACAATCGGGAAGGCGTCCTCGCCGGGCTGGACAAGGACGGCGTGCCCATGGCCCCCGTGACCTACCGGCCGAAGCCGACCCTGACCATCCTGCGGCCGACGAAGGCGCAGGAGAACACGACCAACGCCCGCGCCCGCCGCGGGGCCATGGCGGGCTTCGGCCCCGCGGCGGCCGGGCTGCACAACAACCTGACGTCGCGGGAATATGGCCGGCTGGCCGGCCCGCCGCTGGCCCCGCGGGGGGCCTTTTCCAGGGTCGTCAGCAACCTGGCGACCGGGTATCAACGGCTGGACCTCGCGCGCTGGGAAGCCTACGGCTACTGGCACGACGTCGTGTCGACGGGGGGCGTGCCGTTCCTGCACGCGCATTTCACCGGGGCGGCGACCGGCCGGGACCATCGGGTCGGGCTGCCCCGTCGCGACCTCCGCGGGGTCCGGCCCGACGGGAGGGCGGAGGCGGCGAAGGCGGCCCGCAACTGGGCGCTCGACGTGCTGAGGAGGTCCGGCTAGATGCCCGGCGGCGACGAGACGATCCGATTGATCGTCGACATGGGCCAGTCGGCCTCGAACGTCGAGCGCGTGCGCGGCAAGCTCGACGACCTCAGCGGGTCGGCGAAGCAGGCGGCCGAGACCTACGAGGTCCTGACCACGGTGGTCGCCAAGGGGACCACCGCGATGGCGAGCTATGCCATCGCCACCGACAAGGCCGACGTCGCCATCGACAAGCTGGTGGCGGATGCGGTCGAACAGGCTCGCGCCCAGAAGGCCATGAACGAGGTCCTCCGGGAGACGGCGACCGCGGCGGAGAGGGCGGCCGGCGACAAGCGGGCCGGCGGCCGGGGCGTGCTGGGCCTGTCGTATGCCTTCCAGGACTTCACCGGCGTCCTGTCGGCGGGCGGCGGCCTCGGGCAGGCGATGGGCGCGATCGCGAACAACATCGATCAGATCGCGACGGCGGCGGGGGCGACGGCCAAGCAGGCCGGCGCCATGTCGATCGCGTTCACGGGGCTGACCCTGGCCCTGCCCGTGCTGATCCCGCTGGTCAAGGACCTCTGGAAGGCGCTGGCCGGGGCCGAGGGCGGGGAGGGCCCGCGGGTCGTCGTCGACGCCCTGGATGCGGCGCGAGAGCGGGTCGAGGGCATCCGCAAGGAGTTGGAGAAGATCATGGCGATGAGGCCGCCCGAGGAGGCCGAGACCAAGAGGGGCTTCGAGGAGGGCATCGAGATGATGGGCGGTGGCAAGGCCCTGCTCGCGGCCCTCTCGCAGGCGATGGTCGCCGCGGGGCGGGTGCAGCTCACCCCGGCGGAAGAGGAGAAGATCGCGGCGGCGCGGCAGAAGGGCCAGATCGCCGGGATCGGCGGCGTCACCGACGAGCAGATACGCAAGATCGAGGCCGCGGTCAAGCCCGGCCCCGGCGCCCGGGAGGAGATCCGCCAGCAGATCATCAACGCGATCGCCGTGGACCGGGCCGGCGAGCTGCTGGGCCGATTGCCGACCGAGGCCGGGGCGAGGGACATCGCCCGCGCCCTGGCCCGACGGGTGCCGGGGGCCTTCCCCCGCGGATTCGCCGAGCGCATGGCCGAGCTGGAGCCCGAGGCGCGGCGCCGGGCCGAGATGGAAGACGTCGCCGACGAGCAGGAGCAGGGGGAGCTGGAGGGACGTCACAGGCGGCAGGCCGCGGAGAGGCGGGCCGCCGCGAAGGCGCGACGAGACGCCGAGGCGGCGGGCCGGAAGGCGGACGCGGATACCCAACGGGCCGAGGCGCAGGCCGCCCGGCGGGTCGAGGGAGGGCAGCGGCTCGGCCGTCTCGTCGGCACGGCCGCCGCCCGCGGGGAGCGGCCGGCGGCCGGGCAGCCCGCTCCCCGCCCGATGAGGCTGCTCGGCGGCGAGCCGACCGCGCACGAGCAGATGCAGGCCATCGCGGAGAATCAGGCCCAGATGGCCGACAACCAGCGGGCCCTCGCGGAGCTGAACCGGGAGATCCAGCGGGCCCGGCGGAAGAATCGGACCACCGTCGAGTTCCTCAATCAGCCCGGGATCAATCAGGGACGCTGACGTGGCGGGCCGCGGGTCGAATGGCATCGCACCCCGCTCGGGGCCGCCGCCCGACGTCCTTACCATCGCCGGCGCGGACATCGACCTGGTGGCGACGAACACCACGATCGATTCGCTCACGTCCTTCGACCGCGGCGGGGCCCCGTCGCTGGGGTTCTCCCGCCTCACGGGCACGCCCGGTGCCCTGCCCGACCCGTGGCATCTCAGGCCCTGCACGCTCTCGATGCGGTCCACGATCGTCTTCGCCGGGACCGTCACGGGCTATACCGACCGCTACCTGGCGGACCTCGGCTGGCTGCGGGAATATCGCGCCGTCGGGCTGGGCTACAATGCCAATTACATCCCGGTGACGGACAGTCAATCGCTCACCGACACCTCGACGTGGAATCTACCCGGCGACGACGTCAACATGGTCCCGGCCCGCGCCGGCCAGTCCGTCGGCCAGATCGTCGGGGCCATCCTGACGATGGTGCAGAATGCCAACGGCCTCGCCGCCGCCGGGCTCGGCAACTACACGACCGCGCCCCCGTACACCTCGCCGCCGACGCTGCCGAGCGCCACCGCGAATGACCTCGCCGCGCTCACATTCATCCCGGTCGGGGCGGTCCGCGTCGCCGGCGAGCGGATCCTGGCCGCGCTGGAGGGATTCGTCAGGTCGTGGCATCCCAATCATTTCTTGCACGTCCAGCCCGACGGCACCATCCGTTTCCTCGACCCGCGGACCTTCCCGGTCACGATCGTCACCCTCAACGACCCGTCGGATCATCGCTGGGATATGCCCGAGCTGACCCGGGATGCCTCGGACAACTACAGTCAGGTCATGGTCCGGGGCAACACGCTCTGTCGCGGGCTCACGCTCCAGGACAAGCCCTGGCCGGGCTCGACCGCGGCCGACGGCGGGCTGTCCGAGGACTTCGCCCACGACGGGATGACCAACGCCGCGGCCAAGTCGGCCTGGGTGCCGACGGACTGGAGCCAGCCCAACGGCGGCCTGGGGCCGGCGATGGAGACGGGGACGTGCACCGCGACCGACACGACCCATCTCACGCTGGCGACCCGCAACAGCTACGCCGCGAACCAGCTGGCCCAGGGGGCGGGCGAGCTGCTGGGCTGGGTGAACCTGTCCTCGGATTCGCTGCTGAGCACCGTCGATCAATACTGGCTGGCCCGGGTCATCGCCAATGCCGCCAGCACCGGGAGTGCCGGGGCCTACTCGACCGCGATCACGATCGATGCCCCGACGCCGGATACCACGTACGGCAGCTATCAGCTCTTCGGCCTGGCCGCCGGCGCCAACGTGGTGGGCCGGCGGTACAAGGTGACCAACGCGGCCATCGCCCACGCGATGCAGCTGGTCGCCCCCTATCCGCTGGCGATGGCCTACGCCAACGGCTCCTCCGCCGAGATGACGTCGACCCCGATGGGTTTGATCCAGTTCAGCCCGACCGGTGGGACGTCGCCCCCCTACGCCGTCTCGTCCGACGGCGTGACGATCGACCCGCAGGGGGGCCTCATCTACTTCGACACCCCGGTCCAGGTGATCGCCGGCGGGCTCCAGACGCCCGTGCGCTGGCCGGCCATCGTCCAGGCGTTCCTCATCGTGGGCGTGGGCACGATGGCGGCGTATGCGCCCTCCTCGACGGGGCATGCCGGCACCCTATACACCGTCGAGGGGGTCGCCCGGACCAAGACGATCACGGTGCTGGACTGGCGGGACCAATCGAACCAATCGAATATGCAGACGTACGCGAATGAAGTCCTCGACTCGGTCAAGGATGTCGTCGTCGAGGGGACGCTGCCCTACCAGGGATTGCCCGACATCTCGCATCTCGCCCCCGGCAAGGCGGTGTCGATCGCCGGGGCCGACTTCGTCACCGGGTGGGAGTCGATCGCGCTGCCCGTGGTCGCCTGCGAGGTCAATTTCCAGAACGGGCCGACCGGGACCAGCTATCACACCACGCTGCGGCTGTCGAACCGCCGGACGCCGTATGACGCGTCGAACTTCCTCCGGCCCAACATGACCATGGCCATGATCGCCGGCGGGCTGTCGGGCCCCTTCGGCGCGGCCTATGCCCCGAGCCGGGCCGAATCGGCCTCGCTGCAGCAACAGGCCCGCGACCTGACGGCCTCATCGCGGCGGCCGGCGGCCGGGTTCACGGGCCGGACGATCGCCGCGTCGGACGTCGTGCCCGGCGGGCTGGAGTCCGCCGCCGCGGGGATGGCCGGGGGCCTGTACGGCGCCGGCGTGGAGATGGCCGGGGCCTTCGGCGTGGACCTCGGGGCCCCCGGCGGGATGGCCGGCGACCTCGGCGACATGGGCCCGGAGGGCCGGCTCCCGAAGGCCGGACGCCTGCCCTTCGAGCGGCCCGGATTCGAGCGGGTCGCGGAGGGCGAGCGGCCGGGATTCGAGCGGCTGCCCGCCGCCGAGCGCGCCGGCGAGGCCGAGCGACGCGAGGGGATCCGCCGCCGGCCGGAGGGGCCGGATTAGCATGGGATGGGTCGAGTCCCGCATGATCCTGGCCGAGCGGTCGATCGAGGACCTCTACCGCCGGCTGGTCGACGTGATGGCGCAGGTCACCGCGTCCCGCCAGGGCCTCCGGGCCGCGAACCAGGCCCTGCCCGCGTCGGCCCCGCCCGGCGGCGGCGGCGGCGTCTTCACCTGCCCCGGGCCGACCGTGTCCACCATCGCCTCGGGCGCGAGCTTCACGTCGTCCGTCTCGCAATGCCAGGGGGGGAGCCTGGCCGTCGTGGGGAGTGCCACCGTGTACAACTGGCTGCCCGCGGCGCTGGTGCCGTCGAAGACCTGCATCGTCCTGCCCGACGGGACCGGGAGCTATGTCGTCGTCTCGCAGAGCTGCACTTGAGTGGCCGGGTTCAATCTCTTCGACGTCGGGGGCTGCCATTGCGACCGGGACTGCCTGCCCTGCCCGCTGCCCGCGGCGGGGCTGACGCTCACCTCCGTCGTGGCGGGGGCCGGCTACACGACGCCGCTGGCGTATACGCCCGGGGCGTTCGACACCTGGGCCGGCTGCGTCCCCGCCTCGCTGGGGGGCGGCTCGCCGTCGTTCCGGTTCGAGCTGCGGTGCCAGGGCGGCGCGTGCACCTGCGTCAACATCTACACCTATACCGGGGCCGGCTGCACGGGGACCGGCTCGCCGGCGTATCACTGGAGCACCACACCGCCCGGCGGGAGTTGCCTGGGCGTCGACCCCGTCGGCGGGGGCGATTCCCTGGTGGTCCCCTCGGCGACCTGCTCGCCGCTCTCCGTGACCTGGGCGGTCGGCGTCATCCCGACCTGGACGTTCACGATCGCCCCGGCCGCGGCCGCCTCGGATGCGGCCCCGGGGCCTTCGATCGCCGCGGGCCGGCCGCCGGCCCGGGTCGACTACGGCGCCGCGCCCGCCGGCCCCTGCGGCGGCTGCCCGCCCCCGCCCCCCTGCTGAGCCCGGGGCCCGCGCCGCCGCGGCGGTCGCCGCGCCGCCCCCCGCGCCGCCTCCTCGCGGGCGTGCGCCTGCATGATCAGGCCCGAGATCCATGCCGACATCGACACCCCACGATGGACCGCGTCGACCTTCGCCGCGCGGGCCGCCTCCGCCTCGATGCGTATGCTCACCGTCGCATGCCTCATGATCGGCCCTCGGCATCCCGTCCTCCCCACGCGGACGACGAGTCTACCGCACGATCCACGGCCCCGGATCCTTTTACCACAATGCGGCATTTACCACACAGTCTCCATCCTCCGCGCCGGCCGCGTAAATGATTGTAAATTGCTTGCATCATGAAGACGGCATGAATAGACTCGCCAAATTTGTTGGCTCCCATCGGGAGGCGGCACCATGTCCCCGATCGCCCGCACATCATCGATGCCCGCGAGGCCGCCGGCCATGATCCGGCGGGTGCTGAGGCACGCGCACGCCGGTCGGATCATCGAGACGGAGGTGATCGCCGCGACGCTCGGCGACTGGGCCGACTGTCCCGAATCCGCCGGGCCGGGATGGCAGGCGCTCTACGAGGATCGCGTGGTCTTCGCGGTCCGGCCGGTGGCCGACCGGATCGACATCCCGGTCCGCGCGCTGGGCATGTTGCCGATGCCGGGCCTGCCCGGCGGCTGGTCGATCCGGCACGCGATCGGCGCCGAGCTGGTCGCGACCGCGCTGGTGACCGGGCCGGCCTGGTCAGACCCGGCGGGCCCGTCGTCGCCGTGGCTGCGGCTGCGGTTCGGCGACCGGTTCGTCGACGTCGCGCCGGTCGTGGGCGCGGACGTCATAGCCGCCCAGGGCCCGTAGGTCGGGCGGCGGCGCGTAGGCGGCGCCGGCCCCGGCGGCGAAGATCGACGTCGTCCGCCGCGGGATCGCCGCGGCGTCGATCCGCCCGGGGACCCGGCCGTGCTCGGGCGGCAGGGTCGAGAGGTGCGACTCCAATCGCCGGCCCTCCTCCAGGGCGCGGATGAGGTCCTCGTCGCAGAGGGACGCCAGGAAGGTCAGGCCCCACGACGTCGCCGGCCCGGGGCCCTTCAATTCGCCGGCCCGCACCGGCTCGCCGCGGGCCCTGCGCGTCATCGCCCATGATCGCGCGAAGTGCGCCAGGAAATCCCGCACCTCGGCATAGAGCATCACGTCGACCCGGCATCCGTCACGCCGCAAGTCCCGCCCGCCCGCGTCCGCCATGGCCCGTCCTCCTCGCGGCCTCGCCCCCATCCGGTCGCCTCCGGCACGAATCCGGATCATAATCATCCTTTCGGGGCATGGCAAGCCGATCCCGCAAGTCCGGACATGCGGACGTCCCGATGTTCGGAAGGTCACTTATTGACGCGCCCGGGGCGCGGGGCTAGTCTCGGCGCTTTCCGCCCGCGGGCGGCCCCGCACCCCGGCCGGGATGGCGCGGGGCCGCGGGGCGGGCCGATCCGCTGGCTGCCCCGGATCCGGATCCGGCCCCGGCCACCCGGTCCCCCCGTCCCCGCGGCCCCGCATCATCCGGCCGCCCCGGGCCGGGGCGCCATCGGGGGATCGGCCGAGGCGGCGAGGAGGAGCGACAATGCGGAGCTTCGTGAAGCACCACCTCGAACATGACGACACGATCGTGGCCCGGCTGGAGGGGCCGGGCATCGAGGCCCGCCCGGCCGCGGCGATCCTGCTGGGCGGGGTCGTGATCTACGCCACCCCGGGCCAATGCGCCGCCCTGCGCGACGCGCTGGACCGGATGCTCTCGGGCGACGCGCCGGGAGGGCCGCCGGTGGGGTGGGAGGAGGGATACGGGATGCCCGCCGCGCGCGAGGGGCCCGCCCGGCATTAGGAGGCGTCCATGGCCGCCCATTCGCGCGATCGCGGGATCGCCACTCGCATCCGTCGGGCGCTGCGGCACGACCCCGATCGGCATAACGCGGCGATCGCCGCGTCGCTCGGGACGACCAACGCCTACGTGCGCAAGGTCCGGCGCGGGCTCGAGTCGAAGGGGCGGATCGACCGGGTGCCGTTCCTCGTCATGCCCTCGGGCAAGGTCGTCTGCCGGGTGGCGCCGGGGCCGGCGCACCGCTACCTGAGGCGACAGCTGACGAATCTCCGCTGGCTGACCAAATGCGACGGGCGCCCCGAGTGGCGGGACGCGCCGCCGGCGCTGCGGCGGGAATTCTGGTCGCTGGCCGAGGCGTGGCTGGAGCGGATGGGCCGCTCGATCGACCCGGCCAGCGGGGAGCTGCTCCATGGGGGCCTACCGCGGGGGCCGCGACCCCGGCCGGGCCGGGCTGGTCCGGGTGCTCAACGCGATCGCCCGCGCCCGGGATGAGGCGACGACCGACCCGGCCGCCGCCCGGCCCGCGCTCGTCGAGGCCCTCCGCGCCGCCGGCCTGCGCGACGACGAGGCGGCGCGGACGGCGGACCTGATACTGGCGGACCTAAAAGGATGAAATCCCATGGATGCCGTACACGACCGGATCGCGGGGTTGCCGGCCGTCGCGACGCCCGCCCCGCTCCATCAATTCACCGTCGCCGAGGTCGAGCAGATGGCCCGGCACGCCGCCGCTTCCCGGATGTACGGGATGGACGCGGCGCAGGCGTTCACGCTGATGATGCTGTGCTATTCCGACGGGATCGACCCGATCCAGGCGGTGCGGCGCTATCACGTGATCCAGGGCCGGCCCGCCATGCGCGCCGACGCCATGCTCGCCGAGTTCCAGCGCCTGGGCGGATCGGTCGAATGGGTCCGGACCGACGACGAGGGATGCGAGGCGATCTTCAGCCACCCCCGCCACGCCCGCAAGGGCCAGCGGGTGGCGTTCACGCTGGACGACGCGCGGCGCGCCGAGCTCGCCGCCAAGGACAACTGGCGGCACTACCCCAGGCAGATGTGCCGCGCCCGGGCGATCTCGGAGGGCATCCGGTTGGTGATGCCCGGGATCGTGGTCGGCATCTATACGCCGGAGGAATTGACGGATTCGGCCCGGACGCCCTCGTCCTCGCCGGATGACGAGGTGACCGGGAGACGAGGTGACCGGGTGACGAATCCGCCGGCCCCGGTCACCGCGTCACCCCCTCACCCCGTCACCGGGTCATCCGCCGAGCCGGCATCCGACCTGCCGCCGGCCCCGGTCACCGCGTCACCCCCTCACCCCGTCACCCGGTCATCCGCCGAGCCGGCCCCGGTCACCGCGTCACCCCCTCACCCCGTCACCGGGTCATCCGCCGAGCCGGCATCCGACCTGCGGGAGTTCGTCCGGGCGCGGCTCCGGCGGGCCGACGACGAGCTGCGCGAGGCCCTCCTGGTGGCCGGGCGATTCGACCCCCAGGCCCCCCCGACGATCGGCAACGAATATCGGCTGATCAACGGCCTGATCACGCGATGGGCGGCCCTGGGCCTGATCGACGAGCGGGACATCACGACCGACGGCAAGCGGGACCGCCGCCGGGCCGGCGCCGAGGTCCAGCGGCTGCACCGCGACGACCCGGACGGCGTCGAGCTCGACGTCGTCGAGGACGTCGCCCGCCGGCTGCGCGCGGCCCTGGCGGCGCACGGGCTCGGCCCCGACGCCGACGAGTCGCAGGCCACTTCGGATGACGCGGTGACCGGGTGAGGGGGTGACTTCGGATGACGCGGTGACCGGGTGACCGGGTGAGGGGGTGACTTCGGATGACGCGGTGACCGGGTGACCGGGTGAGGGGGTGACTTCGGATGACGCGGTGA